TGATTTGCCTTAGGTTGTGTGTATTCCCCTAATCTACTAGACGTGCTGCCCATAAAAGGGCTGGCATATGATACTAGTTTCCACGATGACGGAAGATCAGGATTTGCGCCGCCGAACTGTGGTATAAAGACTTGCAGTCTTCCTGACCTAGTATTAGTGTCAATGGCTTTTACTTTTCCAATATATATTCCGCTGGGTTGCGGAATATCCATTTTTGTAGTGTCGATGAACGTGGGGTGTTTTGTACCCAAATATGGTTGATTGTATGACATAATTTAAATGAAATTAGTAAAGTCGCCGAATTCTAAATCGCTCAAACTTGCAAATGCTTCGGTTACATCAATATCCGTCACTCCAACATCCAAATCAAAATTGCCAATTGAGTCGAAACCAGACGCATAGTCCAGTGCTCCCGCGTATTTAAAATCTCCAATGGAATCAAAACTAGTATTGTAGTCTACTCCCAATGCACCTTGACTTTTAAATATATCAGTAATTCCAGTTGTTATTTTATCTACTGCAATATTTACACCTCGGCCAACAACGTTATTAATTAAAGATCCTGCTACCTGCGCCCCAATAGCTTGAAGGAAACTTCCACCTTGTCCATTTGCTAGTGCCGCGGCGCCTTGTACTGCAAGATTTACCGCTGCTGAAGAATTAGTAGCTGGAAGCAAAGAAGAAATATTAGTTCTTGGACCTGCAAATCTGATTGCTGTATTCACTGTTGGAGTTAACGCATTTGACAATGCAGTTTCTGTTCTTTGTGTAACGGAAGAAGGTACCACTGGCTTTCCTTCTTGATCATATAATAGTTTTGCCAACGTCAATGATTGTTCAAATTTTCCATTAGAAAAAGAATTGTCAACGGTAATTATTTTATAAACTCCGCTAAATTCGCTGTATCTATATCTACTAGATGCTACATCTGCTATACCTGTGGTTTCGTCATAGTCCACTGGACTTTGAAAATTTACAAATACATATAGCTCTCCGCCGTCCATGTATAAACTACTGCCTGAACTGTTATTTAAAAATTGACCTGATGGAGTATCCAATCCTTGTCCCATGAATAAATCATCTTGTTTAATAAATTGCGGATCCCCTACAATTTTTAAATTTAATGTTATCATGTCACCTTTGGCCCCTAGCATCAAAGATCTCTGTAGATCTCCTGCGTCTGCAGATGCCTGTGGCAGTCCACCAGCTCTCATAGTCGTTGCGACATTGTCACTGACTAGTCCTATAGAAATTGGCGCAACATTCTCTTGTGGTCTTTCTTCAGTGTTGGGATTAGGGTAAGCATTAGCATCGGGTCTAATAGGAGTTCCTGTTTGCGATTGTGTACTTTTTGTACGATTTGTGGTCATCTCTACTAGATATAAAGTGTTAAAATCTATTTGTAAATCGAGTACGTCTTTATTTTTTCCCGTAAAAATATAATCATATTTTTTTACAAATCCAGGCACACGGCCTTTGGGATAAAATGGATGTTTAGCAGATAAGTTATATGGCTTTACATAAAATATAATGTCCATGCTATATCTGTTTTGTGTTGGATCATAATCTCTAATAAGGATACTAGGAATGATTCTAAACCATTTTAGCCACGTGATGGTATTAGGGTTTCCGCCTGACTGAATACTTTCCCGTTGTTGTTTTGTTATTGATGGATCTTTCAATTGATCGCTGATATATTCACTGTTTCTAACTGCCCAATCGATCATTCTGTCAATAGTGGTGCCCGCAGGAATATTTACGGTTGCTCCGTCGAATCGAAGCCCGCCTTTAGCAGCTCCTGATGCTGCTTGAATTTGTGATCTTTGTGCGGCAGTCGACGTTCCGCTGGCTGGAGCTCCAGCTGCATTAACAGGACCTGTATATAATTTACGGTTGCCTATTTTTTCATCAAACACAACCCTAACAGTGTTGACTATAGATATTTGTTTTTGTACTTTTAATGAACTAAAATAACTATTGATAGCGGCGCAGAATCCAGTTATTCCAAAACTTGAATATTCATTGTTTAATTGACTGGTCAAATCGCTTATTCGGGCCCGGGTGTCAGCCGCAATGCTGGCATCAATTGGATCGCCAGACGCTGCAAATTGTCTAGATTCTTCATTAAGGTTTGTAATTTGTCTTTCGATATCAGATCTTCGAAATAGATTTACATAAAATTTACCGTCTTCAGCTGATACTTCAGCCGGACCACCAAATATTTGACTGACTGTAGTGGCTGTAACTGTTGTGCTAACAGGTAAGCTTACATTTATTTGATTAAATGCCTGATGATTAAATGGCACTGCATCAATTTGATATTCTGTGCCTTTTGATGTTAATCTAGACTTGATATTAGTTATTCTAATAGGAATAAATTTTGAATGTTCTTTGAGTGGCCCGGGCGAGCCCCCGTCGACACTGCCAAAAAAATCAATTTGTAACATGTAAGGCATATGGATGTAACTACCTGTCCCGGGATTAACCCTACTAGCAGCCTCTAACATTCTATTAATTAGTGTAAACCCCAATGGCTCGATAATTGTAAAACTACATTCAATTAAGTTACTGTTTCTATTTCTGGAAGTAGTATTAACTATGGTTTTTACTTTTAAGTTTTCGAAATAAAAATCTTCTTCAAATGCAGGGTCTCGTCTGAAAGTTTCCCCGTATCTTCCTGCACTACTGATTAAAACATTTTGCGGTACATACTTTTTTTGTAATGAACTATCTCTGCTGATCAAATTATTATAGTTTTGTATTCCCATTAAATGCAGGCTTAGACAATAAGTGTAAGAATCATATTCTAACAATGGGTTATCAACTACACCTTGTCTGGCATTAGAGCCTATAAAAGCAGTGGTGTCAAATATTGCACGACCTTCTGCGTCACGTATTTGTGCCAACTCAGCTTCATTAGCTGCATCTATTGCCTCATCACCCACAGCTGGAATTAGATCTATCGCAGGAGTGGCAATATTTTGTCTCTCAGCTAACGAAATAGCAACAGCTGATGCGTTGATAGTATTTGACTCTAAGGGATTACTCATCTTATTATCCGATGGCTCCAGTTATTGCAGCTTTCTTAGGCGAAAAAATTCTATTGCCTATTTTCATATCAAAAATAGGATCTTTAATAGTGTTAGGATTACGCAGTGCAAACACCCACCAGAGACCAGTATCTTCGTACAAATCGTATGCCAATAAATCAGGTCTATATTGATAAGTTTTGTTTATAGCAAAAAGTACATCATCAGGATTCTTAGGTATTACTGGAAAATTGGCAAGATCTAAAAAGTCTCCATAAAAAGGTGTTTTAGAATATAAACTATTTTGAGCATATTGAATTTCGGCCATTATAGGAAACCTCCGATAGGTGAATTGCCATTCTGTATCAGCGCACCTCGCGAGAATCTGTCTAGTGTAAAGTTTCTAGCAATATTTTGTCTGCTGTATAAAGGTTGTAAGGTAATGTTCACTGTGCTGCTTGTTGGCAGTCGGACTGGGCCACCAAAGTTGACATTTGTTGGCAATTGCAATCCTGCACTACTCAATGAGGCACCCACTGGTATAGATACATAATCAACTTCTCCTGGCATAGTATGACTGAATGATGTTACAACGCAGGGAACATGGGGAAGATATGCTGCTCCAAACCCATCTAAGAATACCAGTGGAGGAGGGCTGTCTGCATTTTGATCTGCTCCAAAAAACATTTTTGTCACAGTTCTAAAAAATTGTATTACTGCCATCAAATACTGACCTTCTTTAATATTTTGAACTGTAAATTCTCCATTTATATTAATGGAAGAAACTTCACTGCCTTCGTAGAAATAACTAGAATAATTACTGTGAGTTAATGGAGTAGAACCATATTTTGCATTATGCGTTATAGTAATAGACGGCGTATACGGAAATATAACTCCACTGGTTTCTCGCAATGGTCCAAGAATACTATTATCTATTCTATTATAAAATAAGTCAGCAGTTGGCCTTGCCATACTAATTCGCACTCGCCAATCATATTGAGGGTCAATTGTTGATCCATCTGTACCATTAAAATTAACATTAAATACACTGCCGGCTATATCTGTCAGTAAACCATTAGCACCTGGGGCAAGTCCAGAATTTGCTAGCCTCGATCCGCTTGAAGACGCCGAGCCTGTAGAACCCGTTACGGAGGCTGGGCTGAAAAATGCGCTTTGGGCAGAACTATCCCCTGCAAAAGTAGAAGTATTATATGACATTTGATACCCGTTTTAGATATTTATCGAACCAAAAATAGTAGCTTATTATTGGCATTGACATCACAACTTATAATATGTTAGTATGTACCAACCGCAGATTTAAAGGATAAAATGAAATCAAATTACTTAAACAATAAAGATATTCTTAAAGAGATACACAAAAGCAAGAATTCGTATTGCACATTCAGTGACCCAGAAGTTGCAGACTATGACATGATTCTGCCAGATGTTAAAAAAATTAATAAAAAAAATATACTAGATGCTCGCAAATTAAGGGCAGAAAGATTAAGCAAATTAGCGCATGAAGCTGCCGTAGCGGCCACTGGGGAAAAGCAAAAAGCTGACCAATTTGAAATCAAATACACTAAAATTCCACAGACTGATGTAGTCTTTCGAATTATGACATGGGAGCATATACCATTAGACGATGTCAAGACTAAAAAAGCCAAAGACGCGGCCAAAGAACTGTTTGAAGACGAAGATGAAACTGCTCATACCGAGTATGACGAAGATGATCCCAAACATAACAAATACGTTAAAGTCAATTTTCCGCCTTTCTTTCATTATAAAGTAGACGAAGAAGGCAACCCTATTCTGGTAGGCAAAAGTCATTGGTCGGGCGGATTAGACACTGGATCTTTTAATAGAGAACATGGTGCAATGACTAATAAACTAGCTCATATGTTTATGAAACTGTGTGAACGTTATGCAACCAGAAGTAATTGGAGAGGGTACACTTATAACGACGAAATGCGTAGTCAAGCCTTATTACAACTCAGTCAAATTGGATTGCAATTCGACGAATCGAAATCGCAGAATCCTTTTGCTTATTATACTGCTGCTATCACTAATAGCTTCACTCGAGTGCTGAACATCGAAAAACGCAATCAAAACTTACGTGACGACATTTTAGAAATGAACAATCTTAATCCAAGCTACACTCGCCAAGGCCAGGGTGGGTCGTGGGGCGGTGCAGGGGGCGGCGTAGATGGTAACGACTAGGATTAAATTTGATCCAACTAGTTCTGATATAATTCTCATAACCTACCCCCCGGGGGGTTTTGGGAATTTTGTATATCATCTATTAACTGAATTTACGGATCAAACAGTTAAACCCAATAATAGCTCATTTGCGTTTAGCGGCACCGGGAACAGTCACGGTACTAAAAAATATACTGTAACGTATTCTCACAATCCCTCAAAATACCATCCGTACATAGACTCAGACGTAGCCACAGAGGGTAAAACAATTTTGGTACTGGTAGACAACAAATGGTACGATAACGATTACTCTCGCTTACGTGAGGTTTTTCCAAATGCAAAAATTGTAAGGATGTGCTTTGAGCCACGCATGTATCCTATTGTGTTTGCTCTAGTTACTGCTAAAACAAAAGGCATACAGGCTAATATATACGTGCCGCCAAATTACAAAGGCGAAGGCAAATTTACTCCGTTACATTTGCCCAATGTTGTGAATGCATCCATCGAAGACTTTATCTTGGATCCGTTTGAAACGTTTTATAAGATAGCCACAGAGTTGGGATTAACTGTTATTAATACTGATCAACTTCATGGCGTTGTTGCAGAATGGCGCAAGGTCCACAAACCATACTTTGAAGATCTATACAAAGAATTCCAGAAGGAGCATTTGCTATAGACATGCCCTCTACAATAGTGTAAACTATATCCATGAGTAACCTATTTAAGAAAGCCGCAGTATTCACCGACATCCACTTTGGTCTAAAGTCAAATAGTCAATTGCACAACGAGGACTGTTTGAACTTTATCAAGTGGGCTACCGCTAAAGCACGAGAAGAAGGTTGTGAAACCGCTATGTTTCTCGGAGACTGGCACAATAATCGAGCCAGTCTTAATATTGTCACGCTTAATTATAGCCTTAGAGCATTGGAACATTTAAATGATAATTTTGAACGTGTTTATTTTATTCCTGGTAATCATGATTTGTATTATCGGGATAAACGTGATATTCAATCGGTTGAATGGGCTCGTCACCTCCCGAACGTTCAAATTGTTAACGATTGGTTTACTAGCGGCAATGTGGTTATTGCTCCTTGGCTTGTCGGAGACGACCACAAACGAATTGCCCGACTTACGGGAAAATACATGTTTGGACACTTCGAACTGCCCCACTTCTATATGAACGCCATGGTGCAGATGCCCGATCACGGCGAAATTAAAAATGAACATTTTGGAAATTTTGATCAAGTATTCACTGGGCACTTTCATAAAAGACAGCAACGTCAAAATATTACATATATCGGAAATTGTTTCCCTCACAACTATGCCGATGCTGGCGATGACGATCGTGGACTAACTATTTTAGAATGGGGGAAAGAACCCGAATATCATGCATGGCCCAATCAGCCTAGATATCGTGTGCTAGGATTAGGTGCTATTTTAAATAACGCAGACTCGGTGTTAGGACAAGGTATGCATGTTCGTGTTAATATTGACATCGATATTAGCTACGAAGAAGCAACCTTTATCAAAGAAACTTTTATGGAGTCTCATAAACTGCGAGAAATTACATTAATCCCACAAAAAAATGCAGACTTAAATGAATTTGCAATACAGGGCAATGTTAATTTCGAAAGTGTAGATCAAATTGTTACCAATCAACTTACTGCTATTGCCAGTGAGCATTATGACAATAAGATATTGCTGGACATTTATAGAAATTTATGAACTTTGACAAATTATACACTATCCAATATCCTTCGGGAAGTTTTGGGCATTTTACTCATCTAATATTGTCTACTTACGGCGAAAATTTTACTAAACAAAAGGTCGAATTAAAATTTAAAAATAAAATGAATAGCGGCAGTAGTCATTTTATTTCTTCGCAAATTCAAAAATATTACGATGTGGATCGATATAAAGAGTATGCTGCAACAGCATTAACCGACGATTATATCGCATTGACTAAAAACGGAAACTACACAACTGTAATTATCGATTCTGGTATTGCTGATGACTCGGATACTTTTAAACAATTCTTTCCGAATGCAAACTGTATAAAAATATGTTATACTGATTATAGCTGGCCGTTCAGTGCTAAATCTTTCTACACCAGATGTATGAGCGAAGTTCTATTAGAAGAAACTAAAATTGACGATTTCATTAACCCCGATAAGGATAAATGGATATCGGCCGAGCCGTGGGAAAAAAGAGAAAAATATTTTCTATTTCTCCGAGATCATGAATTTAGACAGATGTGGAATCTTTCTAGTTCTCCGTTAACTGTTGATGTAAATGCATACCTTAGCTACGAGACTTTATATAATTCATTATCTAATATTGTCAAATTAAGTAATTTTCACGAATTATATGATAAATTTTATAAAAATAATTCAATTCATATCGATTGGTATCTACGATGTCGAGAAATTTTATCAGCTATTCAAAATAATCAATGCATCGATCTAACTGATATTTCCGATGATTTGTTCAGTCAAGCAACCATCAATTACTATATACAAATTTTGTATAACTTCGAAATTCCAGCATGGGATTACCGAGATTGGTTTTCTTCGACTGATCAAATATTTTCAATGCTCGACTTACATAATATTTCACATTAATGTTTAAAATAAAATCCTTATCCGTTAAAAACTTCATGAGCGTGGGCAATGCCACCCAAGGTATTGATTTTGATCGCAACGATTTAACTCTTGTGTTAGGCGAAAACTTAGACCTAGGCGGTGATGACAGCGGTGCTCGAAATGGCACTGGTAAAACCACTATCATTAACGCATTGAGCTACAGTCTATTTGGTCAAGCGTTAACTAATATTAAAAAAGACAATTTGATTAATAAAACTAACAGCAAACACATGTTAGTTACCATCGATTTCGAATCCGAAGGTCGCCGCTATAGAATTGAGCGGGGACGTAAGCCAAATGTATTAAAGTTCTACGTGGACGACGAAGAACTAGAAACCAAAGACGATAACAGTCAGGGCGACAGTCGAGAAACACAATTAGAAATCGAACGACTGTTAAACATGAGCCACGACATGTTTAAGCACATTGTTGCTCTAAATACATATACAGAACCATTTTTAAGTTTAAAAGCCAACGATCAACGAACTATCATTGAACAATTGCTGGGCATCACTGTGCTGTCAGAAAAAGCCGAAGCACTTAAAGAGCAAAACAAATCCACTAAAGAAGCAATTCAACAGGAAGAATTTCGAATTAAAGCTGTTGGTGATGCAAACAAACGAATTCAAGATCAGATTGATGCGCTGATTCGTCGACAAACATTGTGGACTAATAAGCACAAAGATGACATTGCATCATTGCAAGCAGCATATGATCAACTCGCAGAATTAGACATAGAGTCCGAGCTAGATGCTCATAAAAAGCTAGCCGAATATAATACAAAAAGTAAACAAATAGCCGATCTTACAACACTGGTTAAACGCTGCGAACAAGACGAAACCAGGGAAACCAAGGAAATAGAAAAGCTTAAAAAAGAAATTGTAGCTTTAAAAAATCACACTTGTCATAGCTGTGGTCAATCATTTCATGATGACAAACAAGTAATTGTTTTGGAAGAAAAACAAAAAACACTGCAAGAAACTGCGTTACAAGCATTGTCTACTAATACACAATTGCTAGAAAATCAAGAAGCTCTTGGACTACTAGGTGATCTGGGACAAAAACCAGTGACATTTTACAAAGATGAAAGCGATGCTTTCGAACATCGTAGCAGCATGGCATCTGTTCTTACGCAATTAAATTCTAAGCAGTTAGAACAAGACCCGTACACAGATCAAATTAATGATATGAAGGAAACGGCTGTTGAAGAAATAAATTATGATTTTATGAATTCGTTGGTGAGAATTAAAGATCACCAGGATTTTTTACTTAAGTTATTAACCAATAAAGATAGTTTTATTCGTAAAAAGATCATAGATCAGAATCTAAGTTACTTAAATGCAAGATTGGGATTTTATTTAGATAAAATTGGACTACCTCACACTGTCAAGTTCAATAACGACTTAAGTATTAGTATTGAAGAGCTGGGCAGAGAGTTGGACTTTGACAACTTGTCGCGGGGTGAACGTAACAGACTTATTTTATCACTGAGCTGGAGTTTCCGAGACGTATGGGAAAGTCTATATCAGCCTATTAACTTATTGTTTATCGATGAGCTAGTAGACAGCGGCATGGATGCTAGTGGAGTCGAAAACAGTTTAGCGATTTTAAAGAAAATGAGTCGAGAAAGCAGCAAATCTGTGTGGCTAGTGTCACACAAAGACGAACTTGCCGGTCGTGTAAACAACATTCTTACTGTGGTCAAAGAAAACGGCTTTACAAATTATAATACAGATGTTGAAGTAGTATAATAATGTTAGCAACATGGCACTGGCACATTGAAATTAGCAGTAAATGCACTTTACGCTGTCCTCGGTGCGCACGACAAGAAGTTCCTGATACTTTAATAAACACTGAGTTAGATTTAGAGTTTTTCAAAAGAAATTTTACCCCTGAGTTCATTCTTTCTAATGTGGAAAAAATAACATTCTGCGGCGACGACGGCGATCCTATATACGCACATGATCTAATACCTGTGATCAAATATCTGAAATCAGTCAAAGATATAGAGATTGTTATTGTTACCAACGGCAGCTATAAAAAAGAAGACTGGTGGACCAGTCTGGGTAGTACCTTGACTGCTAAAGATAGTGTACATTTTAGTGTCGATGGATTCGACAATATCAGTAATAATTTGTATAGGATAAACAGCGACTATGATAGTATAATACAAGGTATAAAAACATTGCGGGCGCACAGTCCTTGTCAGATTGTATGGGCCGCAATTGCGTTTCGATTTAACGAAGATCATTTAGAATCAATGAAAGACTATGCCGACCAGATTGGCGTGGATCGATTTCAAATTACACTGAGTACAAAATTTGGTGCGATCTATCCAAACTATGGAGAGAATGATCCTCTTCAACCCAGTAAAAAATATATTAGTAGCTCACATAGATTTGAACGCCAAATAACTGATTTTACTATTAGGCAAACACCTGTTCACCCAATTAATATCAAACTCTATGAACACACAAAATTAAAAGATACAATCGTACCGTTATGTGAAATTGGCAACAAAGGCTTGTACATAGATGCACAGGGTAGATTATTTCCGTGCTGCTGGGTTGCGAATAGATATTCTCACAATCAAGAATGGCAAGATCTCGGATCAAAATTTAATTTAAACAATATAACAATAGAACAGGCATTGGCAGACCCTTTCTGGATCAATGAATTCCAATCGTTTAAGTGGCAAGAATGTCAGACAAAATGCAAGAAAAACATGGTAAACCAGGAATATGCAACATCATGGTAAACTAGATAAATTATAGTACACATGGCACAACAAATCTAACATGACTTGGTTTTTTCAAGACACCCCAGTTGAGGAATTGCCCGAGGATTGCATAGGATTTGTATATCTAATCACAAACAAAATATCAAACAAAAAATACATTGGCAAAAAACTGGCAAAATTCAGTAAAACTACTCAAAGAACAGTAAAATTAAAAAACGGCACCAAAAAGAAAAAGAAAATTCGCTCAAAAGTCGATTCAGACTGGAGAGATTATTATGGCTCAAGTCCTGAGTTACAAACAGATGTACAAACATTAGGCTCAGACAATTTTACCAGAGAAATACTTTACTATTGTAATTCCAAAGCAATTTGTAGTTATATTGAAGCAAGAGAACAATTTACCAGGCGTGTATTAGAATCAGACGAATATTACAACGGCATAATCAATTGTCGTATCCATGGCTCCCATATAAAAAATAAATTAAGCATTTAAGACTCGCACAGGTCAATATCATGTGCCCTAGACCTGGATCTCGGATCGCAGGGACGGAAGACTCACCGTGCTAGTGAGCACTCAACCACTACCCGACAGGATGAAGATTGCCAATGCCGCAATTTGGTTGTTTGAAAAGGATTAACAGGCTAAAAAGACGTAGCAGTGATGCTACAAGGTTTATATGTATGTTAGCGTATAGATATAAACTTGCCGTTGTGATAAGAACTGAGCTCGAGGTACCGGACAACCGCCTCTGTAATCGCTTTAACGCTAATGACTGTGCTACTCGGATGAAGCATTATCATTTTTGCCCTGTGCGGGCAAAGTGTGACTGATTAATCTGGATGAAACTTATATCGCTACGCTCTTTAATTAAAATATATCACTGAGCGACAGCGAAAGTGATAGATGTGCGTAGCACATCTTAAAAGAATGGTAATCCTGTTTCCTTTGTGGTATTAAGGTTGTCTTCAATAATACCATTAATGATTTCTCTTTCTTGGAAACTTATTTCCAAGGCTTCACTATAAGTTATTCCACCCCTCATATGCCAACAAATTTTTAATATATTCTTCTTAAGGGCTTTTGAATCTTTGTCGAAGTCTTTGATCATTTCAACAATTGATTCATTGTCTAAACTCAAAAGCCTTATACGAAAAAACTTGCTTGCTCAAAAACTAATGGGGTTTCATAGGGTTTGTTGCAGTCTTCGTGTTCGCAAGTTATGGGAATTTTTTTAAGTGGACTCTGTTCTCCAAAGCTTTCTAGTTTTGTTTTAACTGAGTCCCACACTGTTTTGTTGCAATTTTGAAAGAATTCATGAATTTGTTCCGGATCTTCTACTAGAACGCCTTCTTCTGTTTTAATCCCAGCTACACTCTTACTGATTTGTTCTACAGTAAGAGATAATAATCTTTGGAAAACCACATTGAATTTTGATAATTTTTCTTCGTCGCTCAGTGAATCGTCACCTGCTACAGCTAATAACCGTTGATGTTCGTAGTTTTCTAAACTGGCTTTGTTAAATTGTTGGTAAGTCTGTGGCCTAATATAAATTTCGAGTCCTTCTACTTTTATAGTGGAATCAAAATCGGGACAAGTTATCTGTGACGATAATGCGCCAAGATCCGCAGTATTTTCATTTTTTCTTTGACAATGGGGACAAACACTGACGAACTCCATGCCCGGGCCATATGTTGCATGACGTATAGCTATCAACACTGCATCTAAATCAATGGCAGGCATTTTCCATGCGTCTTTGATGGCAGGTACACAACTTTGTATAACTTCCACAGTACTTTGTCCATTTAACAGTGCATCGGGAGTTTTTAAGATTAGTTCGTCTTTGGCAGTCATCGGATAAACTGGTAATTCTCCAGTAACCGGTAGATCTAAACTGCCAGGTGGATACCATCGTCCCATGCTGGGCAATTTAAGATATAATTGAGGCTGTCTAAAATGTTTAGCCAAAGGATTAGCAATATTAACCATATTTTATTCCAATAAATATATTAATACTTATCTTGGTAAATTTACAAAAAAATAGATTATGGATGAAAGAACACAACAACTGCTGGAAAAACTTGGTTTAACCGCCAACGCCACTTCGGGTGCAATGCAGCAGTTAATCTCTGCATTGAGTAAAACTGCATCGGCCAGTAACAATCAAACCAATGCAGCAACATTGACTGCACAATCTTTGCAGCAAATGCAAAGCAGTGCTCAATCCACTGCTTCTTCTTTTAGAAATTTTTTAAGTATAGGCACTAGTTTTGCAGGGGGGTTAACAACTTTAACATCCAGCGTATACGGTGCAGACAAAGCTTTTGCCAGTGTTATTCCTACACTAGATTTCATTACCGGTACTTTTACTAAAACTGTTACCGCAGCTGGCACAGCATTAAGTGGAGTATCTATTGCAGGATTTAGCTTTGGTAAAGCCAGTGAAGCTGCCGCGCAAGGAGTAGCAAACACATTTGAAGTTTTGTCTGACGTTATTAAATTTCAAATTAACAGTGCTCAAAAAGTTTCTGACCAATTTCTTGCATTATCTAAAGTTGGAGCAACTTTTGGTGGCAGCATAGGAACAATGGGTGCTGATGCAAAAAAATTACAAATTCCTTTACTTGAATTTGGTAGGATTATAACAACAAATGTGGAAAATTTAACCAAGCTTGGCAAAAGTGTAAGAGATGCAGGTTTCGAAGTTGCAAATTATGCAGCAGGACTATATGAATCCAGTGATGCTTTAGTTGCTCTATATGGAAACGTCGAAAATATAAGTGCAGGAGTAGCTGACTTTCTAGCATTACAGGCACAGTTGGGGCGTGTTGACCAGATGCGTGGGGAACAAGGTCGAGCTGATTCTAATAGACAAAGTGCTGCTATCAAAGAATATCTGATCAGACAAAAAGAACTAACAGCACTAACTGGACAAAGTGCAGATGCGCTTAAAAAAGCAGAGGAAGAACGAAGAAGAGATTTAGCTTATCAATTAAAAGTTAGCAGAATGAGCACTACAGCTCAAGCAAATGTCAGTGAAGCATTCGGAATTGCTCAAACTAAATTTGGTGATGAAGCTGCTCAATACTTAAAAGAATATATCAGAACACAAGGAAAAGTAACAGATCCTGCAATGATATCATTTGCTGCTGGTAACCAAGAAGTTGCCCAGACCATGCAAATGTTTGCTGAAAATATAAATTTAGGAAAAGATGAATTCCGACGAACATACGCAGGATTCATAAAAGCAAATGCAGGTGCTTATCGAGGATTTGCTGAAGGCATTGAAGATTTAGCAGAATTGCCGCCTTCGTTAATGAATAACTTTGTTCAATCTCAAACAAAAATGGGTGCTTCATTGATCAGTAATATGAACTTTTTTGAAAATTTACCGACTACTATAGAAAGAATGATAGCTGAAGGCACAGATCTACGAGGAGTGTTAACTGATTCTGCTAGTAAAGCATTCGTGGATGCAGAGAGGAGACGTAGCCAAGTTCAGCAAGAAATTGATGCATCGGTGTTAGGAAATATGCAAAAACTTGGAAGTACTATGGAATTGTTAAATCAAGCTACATTGTCCATGGTAAGAGCACAAGATAGTATTAACCAGTTAGTAAATAGACTTAAAGATATACCAACGGGAAAAGAGTTTAACAAAGCTGTTGGGGATATTGTGGATCAGATCTTTAAAGGAATGGGAATACCATTGAAGAAAAACGAGCCTCCTGCACCTGCAAGAGTTCCAGAAGGAGGAGCTACTGAATTGCCCCCGGGAGCGTCATTGCCAGGACCAACTTTTGCACAAGCTTCTCCTATCACACCCAGTACTCCCTCAGAAATTGCTGATCAAGTACTACTTATGGAACTATTGGCTGACAGTAAATCACAAAAAGCAAATCAAGAATCATCAGCTGAATCTCGTAATTTAGCAGCCGACATTACCAGATTACAAACACAAATTGCATCATTGGTTACTGCAAATAATAACAACGAACAAGTAGTAGCAGCACTAACTGATCAGAATGGATTAATGTCAACATTAAATGACAAAATGAGTGAAATGATAGATTCTAATAGAAGCATATTCAATGCATTGGCTTAATTTTTAGGTAAATATCTGACTGGAGAAAAGTTTTAATGTCTTGGAAAAAGTATTTTAGGGTAGCAAATGTAGCTGGAGCAGTAAGTCCTATTAATGGCTCTCAGGCTCAAAATATGACCTATAGAAATTATCAAAGCAACTTGCCTGAAGTTTATATAGGTCATCCCAATAGAATTGAACGTTATAACCAGTACGAACAAATGGATATGGACAGTGAAGTCAATGCCGCACTGGACATTTTGGCTGAATTTAGTACTCAAAGCAATGAAGAAAACGGCACAGCTTTTAAATTTTATTGGAAAGAGCAGCCCACAGACAACGAAGTTAAGATTATTCGTGAGCAGTTAACACAATGGGTTAGCTTAAATGAGCTTAACAAAAGAATATTTAAAATGTTTCGAAATACTATCAAGTATGGTGATCAAGTGTTTATTCGTGATCCAGAAACATTTAAACTATTTTGGGTAGAAGTCAGCAAAGTTGTCAAAGTCATTGTAAACGAAGCAGAAGGTAAAAAGCCTGAACAGTATATTCTCAAAGATATTGCTCCAAATTTTGAAAATTTAACAGCTACAACCATCAATACCAGTGACGTTAATGTTAATCATCCACAAGTAGGCGGCGGCAGTGGTGCATATATTCAACCAAAAAATCCAATTGGTGGCGGGTCAAGATTCAGTCATGCTCAAAACGAAGCAGCAGTAAATTCTGAACACATAGTACATTTAACACTGACAGAAGGGCTGGATTTCAGCTGGCCTTTTGGTAACAGCGTGTTAGAAAATGTGTTCAAAGTATTCAAACAAAAAGAATTACTGGAAGATGCTATCATTATCTATCGCGTACAAAGAGCACCAGAACGTAGGATTTTTTACATTGACGTAGGTAACATGCCCAGTCACATGGCCATGGCCTTTGTTGAACGAGTTAAAAACGAAGTGCATCAACGCCGTATACCTACACAAACAGGTGGCGGTCAGAACATGATGGATGCCACATATAATCCATTAAGCACTAACGAAGATTATTTTTTCCCACAAACAGCAGAAGGCCGAGGCAGCAAAGTTGATACACTGCCAGGCGGTAGTAATTTAGGGGAAATTACAGACCTGCATTTCTTTACCAATAAACTATTCCGCGGACTAAGAATCCCCAGCAGCTATTTGCCAACGGGGCTAGATGACGGAACCAGTAATCCAAACTCTTTTAGTGACGGTAGAGTAGGAACTGCACTAATTCAAGAATGGCGATTTAATCAATATTGTATGCGTTTACAGCGTATGATCTGTGAAAAATTAGATCAAGAGTTCAAATTATTTCTTCGTTGGAGGGGCATTAATATTGACAGTAATTTGTTTGAATTACAGTTCAATGAACCGCAAAACTTTGCCAGCTATCGTCAAGCTGAAGTAGATCAGGCTAGAATCGGATCGTTTACTCAATTAGAAGCTTTTCCATATTTGAGCAAACGCTTCTTATTAACACGATATCTTGGATTAACAGAAGAAGAAATAGCCGACAACGAACGTATGTGGGCCGAAGAGCAAGGGGACGTAGACAAAGCACCGCCAGGCGAAGCAGGACTACGTAGTATTGGCATTAGTCCAGGCGGATTAGATGCTGATTTAGAAGCAGCAGCTCCACCAGCAGAAGGCGAAGCAGGTGCTGCACCACCTGCAGAAGTAGGAGCGCCAGCACCTGGAGCAGCAGCGGCAGCAGCACCAGCACCCACTGGAACCCTATGATTTTAATAAATTGGTAAATACCTGATGCAGCTCTTAGAACTTTATAATGAGATTCCGGACGGTTATCGTAGTGAAAAAGACGATAATAGTGTCATTAAAATTGATGACACTAGAAAAACACGATTAACTTTGGACCGATTGAATAAACTTCGCATTATGAACGACACTAGAAAATTAGAGCATGAAAAGAAACTGGAAAAAGTTTCCACTCAGTATAAATCAGCAGTTGAAGCCAGTGCTGGGCTTTAATTATTTTTTAAAAACATTCAAAAAACGCCCATTTAACCCATTAAATGCTCATATTCTGTAAATAACTATACAGAATTCACAAACATATTTTTAAAAGGAACACAAATATGTCAAAATATGAGCAACTAATTGAATACATTATTAACGAGCAAGAAGATAAAGCTCGCGAACTTTTCCACCAAATTGTGGTTGAAAAATCGCGTGATATCTACGAGTCGTTAATCGACGAGCAGGATCTTGAAGAAGTCGGTGGAAATGAAGTCGAATCTATGGTAGACGAAATCACTGGTGACGAAGAAGGAATGCAAGAAGCCGAAGACGACATGGGCGATGACGAAGAAGACATGGGCGGTGACGATGACATGGGTATGGACGGCGGTGACGACATGGAAAATCGTGTCATGGACCTTGAAGATGCGTTAGATGAACTTAAAGCAGAATTTGATGCTTTAATGGGTGGCGGTGACGACATGGGCATGGACGACGGTATGGGCATGGGTGACGATGAAGGCGACGAAGATATGGGTGAAAATCTTATTGTAGGCCTTACAGGTAAACCAACTCCTGAAGGCATGGGAGAATATGAAGAATCAGTCTATGAAGCTAAAAAAGATAAAAAAGAAGAAATGCTTAAAGACAAAGATAAAAAAGCCAAAAAGATGACTGAAGCTGAATGGATCCGCGAATACGTGGAAAAAATCGGTGAGCCATTCCCAGGAAAAAATACAGAAACAGGTGAAGTTGGTGCAGGTGGCACAGCCAGTTTGAACACTAAATCTATTGTTGCTGGTAAAAACGATATGGGTGGCACTGCTTCTAATATCGCTAAAGGTGGCGCAGAGTCTGATCCAAGCGGAACACCAAATAAAAAGCCCAGCGGTCTTTTAAAAGGCGGTTCTGACTTAATTGGTAAAGTACAAAACAGTCCAGGTGCTAATGCTGGTAAAACAGCTTATAAGAGTAAAGCTCCTGCTGCATCTAAGGCAGAAGCAGGTGGAACTAACGACAAAAGTCCGTTAGCTAAGTAAGGCAAATATTGTGCGCGGATTAATAAGAGAACACTTATCGTTTGACAATGCTAGAATGGAAGTTCTAGCAGAAGCTAGTGCTGATGGCCAAGGTAAGAATCTCTACATGAAAGGTATATTCGTTCAAGGCGGTGTTAAAAACGCTAATCAACGAGTATACCCTGTACAAGAAATATCGCAAGCAGTAGATTCTGTCAATAAACAACTTAAGGAAGGTTATAGCGTTTTAGGCGAACTAGACCATCCTGATGATTTAAAAATTAACTTAGACCGTGTGTGCCATATGATCACAGAAATGTGGATGGATGGTCCAAATGGTTTTGGTAAATTAAAGATTCTTCCAACTCCAATGGGTAAACTGGTGGAAGCCATGTTAACCTCAGGGGTGAAGTTAGGAGTGTCCAGCAGAGGTAGCGGCAACGTTAACGAAAGCTCGGGCCATGTTAGTGACTTTGAAATAGTCACTGTTGATATAGTTGCACAACCTAGTGCTCCCAATGCATATCCAAAAGCTGTTTACGAAGGGCTTATGAATATGCGCCATGGACACAAAGTTCTCGAAATGGCAAAAGATGCCGGTGCAAATCAAAAAGTCCAGAAGTATTTTCAAGAGGAAGTAAAACGCCTCATAAAAGACTTAAAAATATAAAAGGAAAATGATCCATGTTTGATGCTATCAAGCCATTAATCGACAGTGGTATCATTAACGAAGACACCAAGCAAGCTATCAGCGAAGCTTGGGAAACTAAGTTAAATGAAGCACGTGAACAACTTCGCGCAGAAATTCGTGAAGAGTTTGCCAACCGCTATGAACACGACAAAGGTGTAATGGTCGAAGCTCTAGACAAAATGGTCACAGAAAGTCTACAGTCAGAAATTCGAGAGTTTGCAGAAGAAAAAGAGCAACTAGCTGCTGATCGTGTACGTTTCAACAAACGTATGCAAGAAAGTGCTGGAAAATTTGATCAATTCCTAGTTGGAAAACTAGCAGAAGAAATCAAAGAATTGCGTAGTGATCGCAAAGTTCAAAAAGAAAGCGTAAGCCGTCTAGAGAAATTTGTTATCCGTGCTCTTGCTGAAGAAATTCAAGAATTTGCTAAAGATAAACAAGATGTAGTTGAAACAAAAGTTAAATTAGTTCGTGAAGCAAAAACCAAGCTTGACCAATTACAGAAATCTTTTGTTACAAAATCTGCTGCTCTTGTAAAAGAATCTGTGGCTAACAAGCTAGAGTCAGAATTGACTCAACTAAAAGAAGACATCCAAACTGCTCGCGAGAACAATTTTGGTCGTCGACTATTCGAAGCTTTTGCCAGCGAATTTGCGATTACTCATTTAAATGAGAATCAACAAATCGCTAAACTATCAAAAGCATTAGAACAAAAAGAAGCAATGATTGCAGAAGCTAAAAAGTCTGCTGCTGAAAAATCTGCTTTAGTTGAATCAAAAGACCGTGAAATCCGTATCATTAAAGAATCTCAAGAACGTCAACAAGTAATGAGTGACTTAATGAAACCATTGAATAAAGAGAAGCAGGCTGTAATGAGCCAACTTCTTGAAACAGTGCAGACTAACAAATTGCAATCTGCATATGAAAAGTATCTACCCGCAGTTCTAAATAATTCTGTTGCACCAAAAGCTGAAAAAGCTCAAGTGTTAGCTGAATCCAGAGTAGAAGTGACAGGAGATAAATCTGCTAAGGTCGCCGTTGAATTTGATCATAATAATGTGATCGAAATTAAACGTTTAGCAGGGCTTAAGTAAACCCTAATAAGGAAAGAAAAAAATGACACAAGCACTATTAGAAGGCCGTTGGGGCGAAACAAAAGACGCCCTGCTAGAAGGTCTTAACGGTTCGCGTAGAACCACAATGGGTGTGATTCTTGAAAACACCCGTAAGCACTTAGCTGAAGCTGCAACAGCTGGAGCAACAAGCGCAGGTAACGTAGCTACACTTAACCGTGTTATTCTACCAGTTATTCGTCGTGTAATGCCTACAGTTATTGCTAACGAAATCGTTGGCGTTCAACCAATGACTGGACCTGTTGCACAGATCCACACATTACGTGTTCGTTATGCTGAAACAACCAATGTAACTGCACCAAGTCCATTTGACACAGGTACAACAGCAGGTGATGAAGCACTAAGTCCATTCAAGATTGCTACAGCATATTCTGGTTCTTTGACAACCGGTCGTGCTACTAGCACATCTTCGTTAGAAGGTCAACCAGGCCGTAAGATCAACGTACAGATCTTAAAACAAGTTGTTGAAGCCAAAACTCGTAAGTTAAGCGCTCGCTGGACATTCGAGGCTGCACAAGATGCACAATCTATGCATGGCCTAGACATTGAAGCAGAAATCATGGCTGCTCTAGCACAAGAAATTACAGTTGAGATCGACCAAGAAGTTCTTGGTTCTCTACGTGCTCTTTCTGCTACAGACTTCGCTTATGACCAAGCTGCTGTTTCTGGTACTGCTACATTCGTTGGTGACGAACACGCTGCTTTGGCTGTTCTTATCAATCGTGCAGCTAACTTGATCGCTCAGCGTACACGTCGTGGTGCTGGTAATTGGGCTGTTGTAAGTCCAGCTGCATTGACTGTTCTACAGTCTGCAACAACCAGTGCTTTCGCTCGTACAACAGAAGGTACATTTGAAGCTCCAACAAATACAAAGTTTGTTGGTACACTAAACGGAGCAATGCGTATTTACGTAGACAGCTATGCTAGCGATAGCACAGCCGTTCTAGTTGGATACAAAGGTTCTTCAGAGGCTGATGCCGCAGCATTCTACTGCCCATACATTCCTCTAATGAGCTCTGGCGTTGTTCTAGATCCAACAACATTCGAACCAGTCGTAGGCTTTATGACTCGTTACGGATATGTTGAGTTAACAAACACAGCATCGTCTCTAGGCAATGCTGGTGATTACCTAAGCGAAATTAGCGTAGCTAACCTATCGTTTCAGTAATCAAGAGTTTACTTACCACTCGGGATGGGAAGTCAAAAAAGGGCCGCAAGGTCCTTTTTTGTTGAGTATACGATAAATATAATTATAAAATAAAAATGCTGATCGCGATACTGGTAATATCCATCAGCTCTATAACTAGTAAGGAGTTACAGCAATGTTATTTATTGATAACAAATACTATAACTGGTATTGTAAAATTATCTCTAATGCAAGACTTCGTAGTCTATCGACAGTAAAATACACTGAACGACATCACATAATACCTAGAAGTTTTGGCGGTAATAATAAAAAAGAAAATATTGTTAAATTAACTGCCAGGGAGCATTTTATATGTCATTGGCTTTTAATCAAATGCACCACTGGTGATCTTAGAAATAAAATGATACAAGCATTGCATATAATGCAATGCAAAAATTCCATTCAATCTCGGTATTCTTCTAAAATTACATCAAAAGTATATTCTTTAATTAGGGAAGAATATGCTAACATAGTTAGTAAAAATATGAAAGGGAAGACAGGCAGATTACCATGGAATAAAGGCAAACAAATTGGTCCTCACTCGGCTGAATCTAATAGATTAAAATCAGAAGCACTTAAAAATAAATTTACTGGAAGTAAGAATCCAGCAGCTAAAACATATATATTCGAAGATCCATACGGAAAAGAGTATATTGTTACCGGAAGATTTAAATATTTTTGTTTAGAGCATCAGTTGAGTTTCGATACTATGCGTAGAGCATTGAATAACAAAAAGAAAACATATCACGGCTGGTTAGTCAAATATTTCAATTCTGATAAATAAATGTAGTTTTTAAAAACTTCCTAGGAGTTGCCACTTCGAGGTAGCTTAGAACGCTAACATAAAGGAATAAATGAAATGGCAAAATTAAAAATACAACACACAAGAACAGGAGCAGCAGGTTATGAAGCTGGTGCTAGCATCGTTACAGACAGTTATGTAAGTCCAACTCAGATCAATGGAACCAATATTGGTGGTACCGGCGGTGACTTAGATCAAACAGTACCAACTATCCGTTGCAGTTTCTTAAGAGACACCGGCGGCGCAGTTGATACAGGTTATATTATCTTCCAAAAAGGAATGCGTAAGTTTGAAGTTAATAACTCTTCAGAAGCAAATACAACTGTTGCTTCGTTGGTAAATGCTATTGCAAGTGAATTGACCACTGCAAACACAATGACTATATTGGCAAATGTGGCAACTGTACTTGGTGCTAACACTGCTAATATTGGAACAGGTGGTGGTGGATATACTGATAATAGAGCATATGCTTATGTAACATGGACAGCAGCTAACGTATCTGGTTATACTACCCCGAGCACAGAACATCAACTTTCTGGTACAGGATTAACTGGAAATGTCACTATTGTTGCTGTAAACAGTGCAACTAACGTCACTGTTAGCTGTGCAACACAGACAGTAAGTGCAGCTCAAGGCACAGTAACAGAACAATTCAACGTTTCAAGAATCAGCAATAAATTTGTTTGGGAATGGGACAATACAAAATGGCGTTACTACTTAGGTACTCCATATTCTGATGGTGTAACAGTATTAGGTTCTCAACCTGCATGGCAAGCAGTGACGCTTGTTCGCGTAGACAATGCTTGATTAATTTAAGTTAATCCAAAAATAGGCTGTTTATCAGCCTATTTTTTTTTCTTTGAAAAAGAGTTAATTGTTATTTTGAATAAATACTCTAAACGAGAGTCTCTATGGGCGCAAGCAAAAGAATTAATACTGGTAATTATACTATAACAACATTTCCCAATGATGGTAATCCTTTGGGAAATGTTGATATTACTACCAACACATTGATGGTATATGGTAATCTCAGAGTTACCGGAACTACTACAAATGTTCAAGCATATGATACCACGCTTTCCATTTTTAGGTTAAATGCAAATTTAACTGTAGCAAATGCTCCTGCACCAGGATTTAGTGGAATTGAAAATGT